TTAATAGTTAAAACCTCCTAATCGAATTAAACGATATTTAATTACCTTTCTAGAATAAGAAGATGTGAAAAACCCATACAAAACTGGCTCCATTTTAATTAATTGAGGCGCAATTTGTGAGAAATCTTCTTTAGAAATATCTGTTCCAAAATTATCTACAATGACAACCTCATTTTCAAAAACTATAACTTCATCAATAAGTTTTAAATAGCAATCGCGGTTATCAACGTTCTTAATGGCTTCTTCAATTTCTTTTGCTCTAGCTTCATTGATGAATGAACGATATGCCGCTGTTTCGGTATTGGCTAATTCTGTTCTAAGCTGATTAACTTTCTTTTTGATTGATTTATATTGTTCTGATAATTTTTCATCTTCATCATCTGTTTTAGAAGATATTTTCAATTCAATAATATCTCTTAATTGGACTTCCAATCTTTGAACTTCATCTTTTAATTTGGCTAGTTTTGTTTGTTTTGCTGCTGCTGTTCCTAAACCTCTAATCATATCCAATAAAGAAGAAGTTAGATTCTTGTCTTGGAGATAATCTTTCATTGCGGAATAGCAGACATCACATAAGTCTTTATATTTAATAGGAGTTTGAGTACATACATTTTTCTGAATTTCTCTTCTTGAAATATTGCATGCAAAGACGTCTCTGCCATTTGGCCTTGTTTGGAAGATCATGCTTCTTCCACAAGTTCCACAGTAGACCTTAGTTGATAATGGTGTGATATCAAATTTTGGTTTATGCCTAAAGTTTTCTGCTTTTTTCTGCATTATTGTTTGAACTAAATCGTATACTTCTCTTTTAATAATTGCTGGATGGTGGTTTTTAATTAACCAAAGATCAGCATATTTGCCATCGCGATTATCTTTAGCTTGATGTGTTAAATAATCTACAACAACAGTTTTCTGAAGCAATAGATCACCAGCATATTTTTCATTCTTCAAAATCGATTGAATTGTTTGTCTAGTCCACTTGGTGGAACCTGAACCAGTTTTATAACCCATGGCTGTTAAATAATCGATTATTTCTTGATAGCTTTTATTGGCTAAGAAGAGGTTGAAGATTTCTATAACAACCTTAGCTTGTTCTTCATCAATTACCATATTTCCATCTGTATCAGTGGTGAAGCCAAGGAATTTAGATGTAGCAATAGTCCAGTTGCCTTCACGCATTTTCTTTCTAATAGACCATTTAACATTATCAGAGATGTTCTTGGCCTCTTCCTGCGCGATAGATGAATGGAAAGTAAGAATCATATCGGTTCTTGTATCGAGTGATGAAATGTTTTCTTTTTCAAAGCGAATCTCTACATTCTTTTCTCTTAACTCACGAATAATGGTGAGGATATCTAACGTATTTCTTCCAAGTCTAGAAATAGATTTAGTTAAGATAAGGTCAATGTTACCTTTCTTAGCTTCATTTAATAATGAATTCAAACCATCTCTATGCTTTAAAGAAGTACCTGAGATACCTTCATCTGAATACATACCTACAAATATCCAATCAGGATTAGAAGTAATCTTCTTTGTATATTCATCAATTTGTGTCTTAAAAGAATGGAGTTGATCCTCCATATCAGTTGAGACTCTCGCATATGCGGCTACGCGTTTCTTTTTGGTATCTATTTTATTAGAAACTATGTAGCTGGTTGGACATGCAACTTTTATTACTTCCTTTTCCATCGTACACATATATTCGCTCTAATTGGAACTATTATCAACTATGTTGATAACTAATAATCCATACTTCTTTCTAAGGAGCATTAAAAGTTCATACCATTCTTGGTACGAGATTTTCTTTTCTTTTAGTAATTGATCTATTACAGCTACTTCATATTCGTAGCTTTTGTTATTTGACATAAAAGGCTCCTGCATACGCAGGAACCATGTTTAGAATCCAAGATAGTTTTTCGATACAGCATTAATTTATCACAAAAGGAAATAGTATAGTGATATTCTAGTGAAGACTTGTTTAATAATCGATTATTGTTTTAAGAACAACCCCAATAAACATATTTTCAAGTTGCGCTTTTGTATATTTGTTAATCTTGGTTCCAACCTGTATTGAATAATATCTATCTCCAGGGGTTACTTGTTTAATAACTGTTTTATTGTCTATTCTTAGCATTCCTAAAAATGCTTTTCTTTCTTTTATTCTTTCATTATCAAATGAACGATCGACTATATGAATTGGTCTCACATCCATGCCAAACATTTGGTCACTTTCATCAAAGCAATAAAATGAAACGAGATTAGTATTTGCAGGTATATTTTTCAAAATATTAAATTCTTCTTCTGTGTTAACTTTTTCTCTAGTTTTTAAATTGTAACGTACTATGTTGTTGTAGTTTGCAGTGAAATTATCATCGATTTTTCTTTCTTTTTGTTTTAATAACAAATCCAATGAAATACCTGTAACAGATGATAATTGAATTGCCTTTTCAACAGGAATCGGTGTGATTAAGCTATTGTATTTGCTTAGTGATGATTCAGACACGCCAATAGCGATACCTATATCTTTATTCGATAATTCTGGGAATTTATTATGGATGAGTTCCATATTTATTCCTTCATATTTTGGAAGAACATCTTCGCTTGTATATTCAGGTATGCACTCAGCTAAGTGTGTTATCGAAGGTTCCAATACTCCTTTTAATTCATCTCCAAATTTTGATAAATCTTTTAATGGCTGTTCAACAGCTTTTACTAAATTATTTTTTTGTTCTTCTGATAATGAATTTACCCATTCATTAATTATCTCTTCTGGTTTTTTACTCATAGCGATTCCTCTCGGCATTAAAATTGTATCACTTTCCAAATAAGAAAGTTAATGAAAATAACAAAAAGTTTTTTAATTACATAGTAATTATATTTTCAAACATAATTTTTTGTATATGCTAACTTTCCTAATAAGAAACTCTATCGCACGTCTATTGAGGTTTTAACAAAGAGTTTATTTTTTAATTTATCATTAATTTGCAATCACCTAAAAGTGTGGTTAAACAAGTGATGAAAAGGAGGTCACAAAATGGTTAGAAATTACTTAATTGATTTAAGAATTAAAAAAGATTATAGCCAAAGAAAAGTAGCCTATGAATCAGGAATGTCTTATCAGCATTATTCAAATCTCGAAAGCGGTGCTAGAGGAGGCAAAGTTTCTTTATTAATCATGGGTAGAATCGCACGCACATTAGAAATTTCATTAGATGATTTATATGTGCTTGAGGAACAATACCAAAACAAAATTCAAAGGTTAAAAGAAAAAGAAGAATATGAACGCTAGGATTGTTGATTTCTTTGAAAGTAATATCGAGGACTTTATATCTGACCTCGATAGAAGTGAAATAACCAAAAAGTCATACAGAACGATTCTGTTGAAATTTTCCTTGTATCTTAGATCCAATAATATCGATACACCAAAAAGCAGGAACCTTATTGAATACAAGGAATATTTATCAAAATCAATCTCTGCAGTATCTATTCAAAAAGTAATAGTGGTACTTAGAGGTTTCTTTCACTACCTAGCAAGGAATGAAATTTATCCTGATATTTCAGTCGGAATTAATTCTATGAAGCTCACCAAGACTATGAAGCGTGACTTATTAACAGTGGATGATGTGCTAAAGCTATTAAAAATAGCTGAAGAAGAAAGCGAAAGATCTATTGAATCATATAGAAACTACGTGATTCTATCTTTACTTGCCACAACAGGATTAAGAACAATCGAGGTTGAAAGGGCCAATGTTAGTGACCTTTCTTACCGCGATAAAACTCACATCCTATATGTTCGCGGTAAAGGAAGAGATGATAAGAGTGAATACGTGAAGATTTCAGATCACGTTTACTCACTCATTGAGATTTATCTTTCCAAAAGAAAAGATGAATTTGAACCGCTTTTCATTACTCATGGCCACAATTCTCATGGCTCTCCAATTAAAACCAGAACCATTAGGGAAATTATTAGCAATTATCTCCAAGAAGCAGAGCTGATTGATAAAAACTTATCAGCTCATTCTTTGAGGCATTTTGTTTGTAGTGAAATTCTCCGCAGTGGCGGTAGCTTAGAACAAGCACAACAAGTTTTGAGACATAGGGATATCTCTACGACTCAAATTTACAATCATTCTCTTAAAAGAGAAGAAAACGATTCTGAATTAATGATTTCAGAAAAATTATTCAAGTAAAGGAGGTAGCCATATGGCAAATGAAATTATCTCAAAAGAAAACGAGCTAGTTGCTATTGAATCAACTAATAAAGATTATGGAAGCACTAGAACAATATCCATTAATGGTGAAACATGGCTCTGTGGATTAGACGCATGCAAAGTTCTAGGTTACACAGATATAACTAAAACCATTAAATACCATGTTAAGGAAGCTGACCGGGAAAAATTCCAGGTCAGGTCCGGAAGCCAAAGAAGAGAAATGGTCTTCATTAATTCAAAAGGTTTCTATGATTTATGCCAAGGAAGCAAATTAGAAACAGCTGATCAAATTAAAGAGTGGATTAAGTCCACATTCTTTGTCGCGGTTGAGAAAAATAATCTACCAGTAACAGTAGATGCATTAGCAGTAAATGAAAAATTCATCGATAAAGTTGCAGATAGAGTTGTTGATGTTATTGCTTCTGAGGCGATGAAATATCGTGAATTAAAAGGTTCGAAAAGCCTGTTTTATATGAAAGATATAGCAGACTATCTTGCTATCCCTGGTTTAGGAAGAAATAAACTCTTTGAAGTTCTTAGAGCCAAACAAATTCTAAATGAAGAAAATGCGCCTTATAGAATCTATGTTGATAGAGGTTGGTTTAAACGTCTATCAAGCGAATTCACTAATGAAAAAGGTACTCATGTAAAGTTTGTCACCAAAGTCACTGTAATTGGTCTTGAGAATATTAAACGTTTATTAAAAGAGTGGGGGTACTGCTAATGAATTACAAAGTAACTTACTCAGTAAATGAAATCATGGTGATTCTTGGTCTCTGTCGCAGAACCATCATCCGCTATATCAAGAACAAGAAACTTGATGCATTTAAGGTTGGTTCTCAATGGAGAATCTATGGCGAGTCTCTTCAGAAGCTTATAGAGGAGGGCTCATATCATGGCGATTAGACGCTGTTTTTCAAAGAAAATAGTTAGATCTGATGACTTTCTAGATTTACCTGCAACAACTCAATTGCTTTATTTCCAATTGGGAATGGAAGCAGATGATCGTGGCTACATCAATAATGCTAGAACAGTTATTAAAATAACAGGATGCGCTCCTGGTGATTTACACATGCTTGTAGAAAGAGGATTCGTTTTGATTAGAGAAGAAACTTTAATTCTTATAAGGGATTGGAGAATCAACAACACAATCCAACCAACTAGATTATCAGAAACATTATATGTTGAAGATCTAAAGAAGTTATTCCTAGATGAGCATGGTAGTTATTCAAAGGAAGAAACATCTGAAAGAGTATTGCTGACAGATTGTCGACAAATTGATAACAAAGTGATGACTCAAGATAACTTAACTAAAGATAAGATAATTAAAGGTAATTTAAATAAAGATAATTCAATAGAAGATAAGTCAATTCAAGACAACGATCCATTCGCTGGTTTGGATATAGCTAGTAGCGATACCGAAGTAATGGATGATGATGACTTACCGTTCTAAATATAGTTATAGAACCTTTAATGTATATTATCGGTTATCAAGATAAGACTACATAGGACAGCATATGTACATATAAAGCATAGCTTTAGGAGAACATACATCAAATGAAAATGAAATTAAAAATAAAAATTTCAAAAATTGAAAAAGTTAATAATTACAGTTTTGAGGGGGTTTTACTACAATGCCAAGGAAATTAGACACCTATGAACAATGGGTAAAAGAAGGTAAAGCATCTGCTTATTTATCTTCTATAAGAAGATGGGTAGGTGAAAATGCTACACAAAAACAAGTAGCAGAAGGTCTTCATATTACTGAGAAAACATTAATTGAATTAAAGAAGAAGCATCATGAAATTCAAGAAGCATTCCAAGAGGGAGATGACAACCTAAGATTCGAACTTGAAAGTGCAATCTTTAAGAGAGCCAAAGGAATGAAACTTGAAGATGAAGTTCAGACTTATGAATTAGTTGATGGTGGCAAAAGAAAACAAAGAATTGTTAAAACCAAAAAGGAAATACCACCTGATACTCAAGCTGCTATTTATCTTCTTCAAACAAAGTTTGGTAGGAAATATAACCCTAGAAAAGATCAACTTGATATCTTGGAAAGAAAAGCCGAGAAAGAAGTCTGGGTTGATGTTGATGATGACGAATACAATGAAGCGGTAGAAATCATCAGACAAGATAAGTTAAATAGGACTAAGCAGAGAGCAGCCCTTATAAAAGAACAGCAAGAACAAGGAAAGGAGGTCTAATCATGTTACATTACGCATTAATTACTAGAATTCTTAGAAGTGAAGAAGAAGTCGTTCTTTCTCTTCTCGCTGACACTGGCGAGGATATAAAAATCACTTCTAACTTTGTTAAAGAATGTGAAAAGTATGAAGCAAATACATTTTATTTAATCAAAACCAAGAATGATAATTTGAAAATTAGAAATAAAATTGATCATGCTCCATTCACCAAAGAACAATGGAACAGAGTATTAGAAGCTTTCAAAACTAAAAAGTTTTATTCTAAAGATGAAAACGAATGGCTTGTTTATCTCTGCGCCAAAAGAAGATATCTAATGACTAACGGAAATCCTAAAGCCATTGAAGCTATTCTTGATGAGTTTAAGCAATTCTTCCAGCTCTAATTTCTGCTAAAAATAACTAAGGTGACCGGCCCCCCGGTCATCTTTTTGTACTAACTTAGTTAGTACCGAAGGCCCCACCTCTGAAATACGCGGGACCTAATTTTTGGAACTTGAAAATCGATTCTGAAAAATTTGGAAATACTCCCTATATAAGTTGCTATATCAATGATATAGAGCGAATATACTAATGACCAAAAAGGAGGTCAATTATGGCTACATATACAAAGACACAATTCAAAAAGAGAATTGAAGAATTAAAAGAAAAGTTAAGCTCATTAAGAATTGAATTTGAGGATCTACAAAGTGACCTCGAAAGTGAAAGCTCCGACATTGAACCTTACGAGAATAGGGAGGAATTAACAGAGCTTCAGGAACAAAGACAAGAATGGCTAGACAATTCAGCATCAACAATTGAGGAAACAGTTAGTTCAATACAGGATGCAGAAGATAATCTAGATAACATTGAGGAGTAAGGAAATGGAAAGAAAACTAACAATTAGAGAATGGTCTATCAATTTTATGACCGAGATGTACAGTGACAGCGATGTTAAGACTCAGATCAAAGCTGGTTGGTGGGATTGGTTCTGCAAAGATTCATCCCTTAGAGCTAAGACCTATAAAATGGGTAACATCATTATTAAGATTAACGGTAAAGGAAAAATTAACTTAGATAAAAACTGTGTTTGGTTTAAAAACAACTGTCCATTGAACGGTCCGCTCTATGATGATTTCCGCTTTGCGGATTTAGAAGATGGTGAAGTTCAATTTACTATTCAAATTGACTGCTGTTGGAACAATCACAAATATGCTGTCTTTGGAAGAAAGGTCAAAGGCGGAGAATTCAGCCAAGAACCATTATTTGAATGCGACAGTGTTAGAGAGCTTGTTAAATGGTTCAATGAACCTTGGGAGAATTAA